TGGAATCATTAAAGATGCAAAATTTAAAACTTACGGTTGCGGTAGTGCAATAGCAAGTTCAAGTTTATTAACTACAATGGTTAAAGGCATGACACTTGATAAAGCAGGTGAAATAAAAAATATGGATCTTGCAGATGAACTTGCATTACCTCCAGTTAAAATACATTGCAGTGTATTAGCCGAAGATGCAATTAAATCTGCAATAAAAGATTATCAATCTAAAAAAGTGGTTGACACTACTAAATAACTGTAGTATACTGTAAAGACAATAAAGGAATTTTAACATGATCAAAACTAACACAATATGTATAATATGTTGGCCACCAGGTCCCGGGGTATGTTTTGACATGACTTTATAAACAAAAGTTATTTTAGACAAGCCCCTAGTAATTAATTTTATTAGGGGCTTTTTTTATGGGTGTGGTGTAATGGTAACACGTCAGTCTCCAAAACTGAAGATAGGGGTTCGATTCCCTTCACCTGTGCCAAATTTGGCGCTTGTAGTTCAATGGTAGAACCAACCGCTCATAACGGTTAAGTTGGAGGTTCGAATCCTTCCGGGCGCACCAAACGGGGATTAGGAAAGTCTGGTTAATCCGTCTGCTTTGGGAGCAGAAGATCGCAAGTTCGAATCTTGCATCCCCGACCAATCACGTAGTGGCAGAATGGCTATGCGACGGACTGCAACTCCGTTTATGCCGGTTCGATTCCGGCCTACGTGTCCAAAACACTTGACAAAGTTCATAAACTATTATATACTGTAAAGATAATAAGGGTTGTGAATGGTTAGTCCTAGGCAACGTTGCATTAAACCAGACACCGAACAGTTGCGTACCAAGTGTCGGCCCTTATTATACATGGACCCGTAGTTCAGCAGGATAGAACGCCGGTTTGCGGAACCGGAGGTCAGGAGTTCGAATCTCTTCGGGTCCACCAAAATGCTTGACAAAGTAAATAATTATGCTATAATGTATATATAATTAGGCAATAGAGGCAAACATGAGAACACAACCACAAGAAGTAATTAAGCAGTTAGAAGCACACAACAGTCGATTAGACAAAGAAGAAATCCTGTACGGTGCTATGGAAGAAGGGCTAGACGAATTTTTTGAAGGAGTGCGAATGGCACTCGACCCACTTGTAACATTTGGTGTAAAGCAAGTCCCAGAGAAAGCAGAGAATGAAGTATTGTCAGCACAAGGATGTGCTTGGCCAGTATTTAAAGAACTTGCAGACAAATTAATTGCAAGAGAACTTACAGGACATGCGGCACGTGATGCAATTGAACTTGTTATGAATACTGCTACCGCAGAGCAATGGAATGGTTTTTATAGACGTATCTTAATTAAAGATTTACGTTGTGGTTGTAGTGAAAAGACTGTAAACAAAGTTTCTAAAAAGTTCGACGGCAAATATAGCATACCTGTTTTTAATTGTTCACTTGCACATGACAGTGCTAACCATGAAAAGAAGATGGTAGGCAAAAAGCAAATTGAAATTAAATTAGACGGAGTAAGGGTACTAACAATTATACGTGGCAAAAAAGTAGAAATGTTTTCACGTAATGGTAAACAGTTTCATAACTTCGGACATATTATTACGGAGATCGAAGAGGTACTAAAAGACAACCAAGCACCATATGACCTAGTGTTAGATGGAGAAGTAATGAGTGCTAACTTTCAAGACCTTATGAAGCAAGTACATCGTAAAGATGGTAAGCAATCAACAGACGCAGTACTACACTTGTTTGATATTTGTCCACTATCTGATTTCAAACTAGGTAAGTGGGACAAACCACAGTCATTTAGAAGTGCGGCAACAAAGGCTTGGGTAGAGCAACATGCAAGCATTTTAAAGCACGTACAAGCGTTAGATTGGGAAGAGGTAGACCTAAGTACTACTGAAGGACAAGAACGCTTTGTAGGGCTGAATAAAGCGGCTGTAGACGGTGGTTACGAAGGTGTAATGATCAAAGACATTGATGCACCATATGAATGTAAACGTACACATGCTTGGCTTAAAGCAAAACCTTTTATTGAAATTACATTAAAAGTCGTTGACGTCGAGGAAGGCACTGGACGTAATGCGGGAAGACTAGGTGCCGTAATAGTAGAAGGAGAAGACGATGGATACAATTATCGCCTTAACTGTGGGAGCGGTTTCACTGACTCTCAACGTGATGAGTTCTGGACTAAACGTGCTGATCTCGTTGGTCAGTTAATTGAAATAAGAGCAGACGCAAGAACTAAATCACAAGACAGTGATACATACAGTTTGCGTTTTCCAAGATTCAAAACATTTCGCGGATTTGATGCTGGCGAAAAGATATGAACATAAAGTTCATATCAATGGATCAGGATGTTATAGATAACTATCCTGTTCTTCCAGCCAAGAAGTCATTGCCTAAATGGTTTAAAGACTTACCTGCAGAGAAGTTTGTTTATCCATTAGGCTCTACATTACCACCTATCAAAAAATTTATGCCAGTGATAGTTATGTTTACTAGTGGATACATTATACAAAATCCAACGGACATTGATGTAATTCAACAAAAAGGTGCAGGCAACTTTGTTGAAAATAAACTTAAGGTTAAAAATAATACATATGCACCTGAAGCACATAGATTTGAAATGTGTCCTGTAAAAAATCCAGATAAACAACATTGGATAAAACTTAAGAATCCTTGGTTAGTAAGAACACCGCCCGGTTATAGTTGTTTGTTTATACAACCTATATATGAATTTAATCCTAACCTAAGATTATTATCAGGCATTGTTGATACAGATACGTTTGACTTACCTGTAGAATTTCCAGGATGGATTGTTAAAGACCATATCATAAAAGCAGGCGATCCTTTGATACAAGTGATACCTTTTAAAAGAGACGACTGGAAAATGTCAATGGAGTTTACAGAAACTTACACCCCTGCAATGACTGAAGAATTGCGTTATAAAGATTTATTCCACAAGAAAAAGAAGTATAATTAATCATTAATACTTGACAAATTACAACCTTTGCTATATATTAAGTAAAACAGTAGGAGATTTATGAGATGGCTTTACCGAAAAGAACTAAAAAGAAGACGGTCCGAGCGGCTCCACGCATTAAGCGAGGCGGCAAACTTGCTGATCCCAGTTGGGATGGTTGGGAAGAATGGGATGGTCAAAGATATCACCGTTTTGCATCAGCAACTAGAGAATTTTATTATCAAAATTTTAAACCAGCAGACCTATACCAATATACTTGGACTTGGATGGGACAAAATGGTTATACTAAAGAACAAATTAAACAAGCAAAAGCCGCACCTGGCTTTACATTAAGTGTTACAGCCGCAATTACTGCAAAGATGTTGCTTTGCGGAATGCCGCTTTACAATCCCAAAGAAGATGAATACTGGCAAAGTTTACCTGGAACAATGGGTACAACACAATCAGCAGATGTATTCCTTAGAAAACGTATTGAAGATTGTATAGTCGCAGGCAAAGTAATTGTAGAAGAAAAAGCAGAAATAGCAGAAGAAAAGAAAGATGTATACGTTCCTACTATCCAAGAACGTATTAGAGATCAAGCATATAAGCAAAGCGAAAAACTAGAAGAATGGCTTGATGGATTTGTTAGTGATAAGAAAAACTTTGATCCTAAAGGGTTTGATTTTAAGACACACTTCCGTGAAATGAATGTAACACAGGCACATGCTAGAAAACTAAAAACTTTTTACGAACATGAACTAGATGATTTTAAAGCATTAGAACGCTTTCCTACTGCCGGACAGTTAAAGAAGATGAGCGAACATGAACAAGATATGTGGGCTCAACTTAAAGAAGGATATGCACATCTTAAAAAAGCAGATATAAAAAACTTTACCACTGCTATTGATGAACTTATGATAGCATTAGATTTTGTGATTGATAGTGCAAAGGCAACACGTAAACCACGTAAACCTAAAGTTTATAGTGCAGATAAAATAGTATCTAAATTAAAGTATTGTGTAACTGATGACAAGTTTAAACTTGCAAGTATTAATCCAACTGACATAGTTGGTGCAAATGAACTTTGGGTATTCAATACAAAAACACGTAAATTAGGAAAATACATTGCAAAGAACATTGATCCGAAAGGAATGATGCGAGAAGGCAGTGGTCTTAGTGTTAAAGGTACTACAATTATAGGATATAATGAAGAATTAAGTATGCAGAAAACCCTACGCAAACCGTTAGATCAAATCAAAGAGTTCAAAGATTCAGGTAAGGTAAAATTGCGTACATTCTTAGATGATATCAAGACTACAGATACTAAATTAAACGGTCGCTGTAATCCTGAAACTGTGCTTCTCAAAGTTGTTTGATAAATACTTGTATGAGCACAGAAGATCTTCAAAACAGCCTAGATGGACTAGGTACAGCAATACAAAACCTTGCAGACCGTGAGGCGCCAGCACCTGTTATAAATGACCGCAGTTTAAGTGGTAATAAAATTAATGGTGGATTAATTACTAATTTCACAAGTAGTGGAATAAGCGACCAAGCATCACGTATGATACTAATGGTTGATGATGATGGTATTACAGTAGACACTATTGATGTTGATACACTTCAAGGTAATGTTTCTACAACAGGCGACTTAGATGTAGCAGGTAGTATTACTGCAAAAAGTTTACATGTAAATGAACTTACAGCAGATATACGAAACGAACGTTCAACTAGTTTAGAATTTGAAGGTGATAGTGTTGCTGGTAAAGGATTAGTGTGGAGAACTTCTGAAGTATCGAGACAGTTTGTTTATCACGAAAATCCACACAGAATGTTTTCATCAGAAAACATTGATATCGCTCGTACAAAACATCTTAGTATTGGTACTGTTCCTGTAATTACGGAAACAGATTTAGGTTCTACTATTATTAACAGTAGCCTAACTAATTTAGGTGTATTAGATAACTTGTCAGTTGTAGGTAATGTTGATTTTGACGGTTACTTATTCTGGGAAGCAGAAAGCAATAGACTAGGCATAGGAACACAAACACCAAATGCTACACTTTCTATTGCAAACCTAGATGCAGAATTTATTATCGATAGCGAACACGATAGTGGTATTAGAATTGGTACTTGGACAAACGATGATTTACAAGTAGTAACAGATGATACAACAAGATTGACTGTAAAAGCAAATGGAAATATTATTGTTGGCACACAAGGCAGTGATAATGCAAGAGTACATATCCATGGTAAACTAGGAGTTGGTGTAGCAAACATTGATTCAGACGTTAGTTTAAGTGCTTCAGGACCAATTAAGTTTGATGGACGAAAAATGGAAAACGGAGCGGCGGCACCTACAGCAGGTGTTTATGCAGTAGGCGATATTGTATGGAATACAAGTCCTGTTCCAACAGGGTATGTAGGTTGGGTGTGTACAAGAGACGGTACACCAGGCTTGTGGAAAGCCTTCGGACAAATTAGTTCATAATAGTCCAATTTAATTCAAATAGTAAAGACATTAAATATTGTGTAAAAATTTACACTTGAAAGGTTATGATGACAAACGAAAAACAAAAACAGGCAAACATACAAAAAGTTGAAAGGCAAGTCGAACGCTGGGATTGGTTCGCACGAATCGTTCCAATAGTATTTCTAGGGATTTCTCTAGTGTTAATATGCTTAGGCGTGATTGATTATAAACAGGCATTCTGGACGGCACTAGGAGTTTTTGCTGTAACAGCAGTAACTTGGTGGTTCTGGACAATTTATACTATAAGGCACTTAGTACATACACTACATAGGGCAAGTAAAAATTTACACGAAGTCAGAGAAGAGTTCAAACAAATTAGTAGAGAAGTACACGACACTAAACCTAATAAATAGATTTATGTTAGTAATTGGAAACGGTGAAAGTCGTAAACACATTGATGTTGATGCAATAAACGATACAAAGATAGGATGTAATGCAATATTACGTGATTATCTTGTTGAGCATTTGATATGTGTAGATCGCAAGATGGTGCGAGAAGCAATTACAGCAAAATATAAATCAAACATATACACACGCAATAATTGGATAGATGAATTCAAGGCATATGGAGTTATGACTGTGCCGGAACTTCCTTACAAAGGCAAAGAAAGACCAGACGAACCCTTTCAATGGGGTAGCGGCCCGTATGCAGTTTTACTTGCATGTAATCTAAGCAATAAAATAAAAATGATAGGTTTTGATTTACATAGTAAAGATCAGTATATGAATAATATATACAAAGATACACAAAACTATAATAAAAGTGATCATCATTTTATAGACCCAAGATATTGGATACATCAGATAGGTGTACTGATGAAAATATATCCGCAAAAGCATTTCACCATATATCAAACAGACTGGAAGTTGCCAAAAGAGTGGGAATTGCCAAATGTTTCAGTTGACAGCATCAATAATATATAGTATAATAAGTATAAACAAGAGGACTTAGCGTCAACCCTCCTAATTCTGCCGCTATTATATAGGAGAAAATATGGCTTATTATAGCACTAAAACATACGGACACAACATCGGACTATCAGCGGTGTTCCGTCAACCCAATGCGGATCATTCGCATTGTCATTTACTACATGGTTACAGCCTAGCATTTAAATTTACATTTGGATGTATTGATTTAGATAATAAAAACTGGGCAGTTGACTTTGGCGGACTAAAGCCGTTGAAAGCATGGCTTGAAGATAGTTTTGATCACAAAACATGTGTAGACGTTAACGATCCACACAAGCAAGACTTCTATGACTTGCAAGACAAAGACCTGTGTGAAGTAAGAGAGTTTGATGGTGTCGGAGCAGAGAAGTTTGCAGAACATGCATTTAACTTTGCGAACGATTTAATTAGAGAAAAAACAAATAATCGTTGTTATTGTGTAAGTGTTGAATGTTCAGAGCATGGTGCCAATTCAGCAATCTATGAGGCATAACATTGGTTAAAAAATATTATCCAGGAGAGTCTAAAGAGCAACGTAAAGCACGTAAACTCGCAGAAAAGACTACAGGCAAAAAAGTTAAGATGCCTTTCCCTAAGACAACAACAGTGCGGGAGCCTAAAAAGTCTCCGCCACCTACACCAAAGCCTCCTTTAATACAGCCGGAACCTAAAGTTATTCCACCTATTGCAGATAAGACTGATTTAGGTGATCCTGACAGATGGAGCAAAGGTTTTGAACCACAAGCGAAAAGGTATATTGCTTGTTTGAAACATGGTAACAAATATGACGGACTTTATGTAAACACATTGTTTAACATGTGTAAAAGAAATATGACACTGCCTTTTGAATTTGTTTGCTTTACAGAAAATCCAACAGACTTAGATAAAGACATTAGAGTAGAGCCTTTACCGCAACACGTAGGTTTACAAGGTTGGTGGTACAAGCCTATGTTCTTCAATCCTGATCTTGTATTACAAGGAACAGTATTGTTTATAGACTTAGATGTAATTATATTTAGAAACATTGATAAATTGTTTACATACCAACCAGGACAGTTTTGTGTAATTAGAGACTTTAACAGAAAAAATAATCCTTCATGGAATAAATTTAACAGCAGTTGTTTTAGATTAGAAATAGGACAACATGATTATGTATACAATAACTTTATGCAAAATCCAGTTGTAAATAGTAGAAAGTTTCACGGAGACCAAGATTGGTTATATGACCAAGTTAAGGACAATTATGTATTTTGGCCAGATGAATGGTTACAAAGTTACAAATGGGAAATGAGAAACAAACCAACGATGACACGATTAGACGGAGTAAGAAATTTTGCTACACCAGGAGTACCTGAGATTGCACCAGATACAAGTATAGCAGTATTTCACGGTGAACCTAATCCGCATAATTGTGTAGACCCGTGGTGTAAGGAGAATTGGTACTAATGGCAGGCGGAATATTTACAGGAGCAAAAGTTACAGGATTATTTCCTACTAACATTATGAAGTTTAAATTATTTGATCATTACGACCATTGGGATAATGTTATGAATTTGCTTCTTGATGCAGAACAAACAGAAAAGTCTATACTAGAAGGATCTGGACAAACTAGTTTTATTGAAGATTGGGATAAACGTAGTTTTGTATTAGATCAATTTCCTGATTTGAAGTCTTTACTTTTATCATGTACTACAAACTTTTGTTTTGTTAATAGTATTGAAAATGTTATTATAGACGACAGTTGGTATACTATTATGCACAAAGGTAGTAGAATACAAAGACATAGACATGAAAATAGTGTATGGAGCGGGACACTTTATGTAAACGCACCAAAAGGCAGTCACGGACTTGCATTTGCTAATCCTACTATTCCTTATAGAATGATGGAAAGGCAAAATGCTACAAACCCTAGCACAACATATGCACATTTAGAAGAAGTTGAAACTGGAGATTTATTACTGTATCCTAGTTGGATGGAACATTTTGTTCCTACTATTGACTGTGATAACAGAACAACAATTAGTTTTAATACAGCATATCCTGTATATCAGAGGCAAGACAATGCGTGAACATTATCCTTGTAGTATTGAAAAACTCTTTCCTACAACAATTATGAGATTTGATTTAAGTAAACACCCACATTACAGTAGAATGCTTGATGTTGTAAACAAAACAAAAACAAGTTGGCATGCTATAATGAAAGATGCAGAAAGTACATATGACGAAAGTACAGGAAACAGATGGTTAGATAAATTAGGATTAGTAGAGTTTAAACAAACTTTAGAAGACTGTGTACAAGATTATTGTTTAGAATATGGTCTTCCTAAATTAACTATTGGCAACAGTTGGATGAATAGAGTAGGTAAAGGTGGCGCAGTAAAGGCTCACAGACACGAAGTTAGTGTGCTAAGTGGTGCTTTTTATCCAATAGCAGATAAAGGTAGTACACCTTTAGTATTTAAAAGTCCATTGCAAGTATATAAGATGTTTGAATATACTGCACAAGAAACATTTTATAATGCGGCTATGATGGAAACACCTTGTGAGCAAGGAACTCTTGTTCTTTTTCCTAGTTGGTTAGAACATTATACAGATGATAATACTACTGACAATAGGGTAACAATTAGTTTTAACACAAACTATCTAAAATGAACGTCTTGACAAACTTCAAAAAACGTGTTATACTATACAGACAATGGTACAAAAAATTACGACAGCAGTATGGCATATGGCAAAGTTTTTGGTGTGCAATACACAATTCAGGCACACACGAAATCAATGGGAATTATAGAGAATGGTAACTAAACGCATAGGCTTTGCTTGTAAATATATGACAGCAGATCAAACGCAGAAGAAGAAACTGCTAGAAGAAATTCAACGACCGCTAAATACCCGTAGTACAACAGTACAATGGCTCAATAGACAAACTGTTGAGGTAGCAGAGCAACGCTTATGGGACATCATGGTCCATAACATAGCGTCATACATGAGATTGATTAGATATGTTGGAGGTCTTCCAAACGAACTTAGAATGGTCAGACTGGGTAGTGATGTACTTCCTGTGTATACCGAGCCTACTTGGTCTTATTTTTGGCGTAAGCCAGATGTTAGAATTTACTGCGAAAGAGAATTCGCAAAAGTCGGCGACACGGCAAGAGCCCTCGATGTCCGACTTTCGATGCACCCAGGCCAATTTACTGTACTTGCAAGCGACAATCCAGACATTGTCGAAAGATCTATAGAGGAGTTTGAATATCATGTTGATTGCATCAGATGGATGGGCTATGGCCAATCGTTCCAAGACTTTAAATGCAACGTCCACATATCCGGTCGCCAAGGTCCAGCCGGTATTAAACACGCAGTTGACACAAGACTATCTCCGGAGGCGAGAAACACAATTACGATCGAAAACGACGAGAACAAGTGGGGACTCGAACACAGTCTCGAACTTGTCGACACCTGCGCATTGGTTCTCGACATACACCATCACTGGTGCCGTGAAGGTGAGTATATACGTCCCACCGACGATAGATTTTCTCGCGTAATAGATTCATGGCGTGGTGTACGTCCAGTAATACATTACTCTTACAGCAGAGACGAACATTTACCTGCAGACTTTAAACATGATACTATGCCTGATATGCCAGCACTACTCGAAGCAGGCTACAAGAAAGCAAAATTACGAGCCCATAGCGACTTTTACCCTAACGAGAAAGTAAATGCATGGGCACTTTCGTTCTTACAATATGCTGATATTATGTGTGAGAGCAAGATGAAGAATTTAGCAAGCATAGAACTGCTAGATCAATACAATAAATATGTAACAACGGAGGCTTATGCCAAAAATGAGAAAGTTCCATTTCTGGAATGAAAAGGGTGATGAAAAAGACACAGAACAATTGAGTCTACATAGAGCAGTAAAATCTGTACAAGGTGACTTCAAGGACCGATTTATTAGTGTAGAATACATTAGTAAAAAAGGTAAAGAAATAGTAGATAAAATAAAACTACCTTGGGGACGAAAAGTTAGACAAGCAATTGAAACTGAAAAGAAAAGAGCCGCTTTAAAGGCTAAGCAAGCACTACGTTGATAAAGGAGAAAACAATGATTAAATCATGGATTAACTCAAGAATGAAAGAGCGTACATCATGGGATGGCGCCGCTTTAGTACTACTAGGACTTATGGTACTATTTCTTGCACCACTAGCAAAAATTGCCGCTGGTTTAGCAGTAGCATATGGTGCATGGACTATCTGGAAATCAGAATAGTTATAACTTACCAATAGGAATATTACTAGAAGCAGAGAGGTTATTCCATTTCTGCTTCTGGTCTACTCCTGCTTTCTGTGCAAATCTCTTTGCATCACAATCACCACATACATGAAAATAGTTGTTATTTAGGCGTTTAGGGTCCATACTTCCACGTGGACGTACAAACTCTGTATTACAACTATCACAGCGTAATCTAGCAAAGGTTTTTGTCTTAACATACTGATGTTCAGTACCGTTTTTAGACTTCCTTGTATGCCGACTTTTCTTTTTAAATTCTTCTAAGAACATAACTATATTTACATTCGGATTACAAAACGCTAAGATAAATAACATTAATAAAGGAGTTCCAATGACTATTTGTACACTTACAGATGCCGCAAAACAGCAAATTGACACTATTTGCAAGGAAAATGAAGTTTATGCAGTTACGCTAAACATGAAAGGTGGTGGTTGTGCAGGATTCGAATACGAATGGGGAACTTACGCAAAACCAGACGAATTACTAGATGATGACGAAGTATTTAAAACAGATACAGGTTGTACATTTGTAATAGGCGGAGCAAGTTTAATGTTTTTGTTTGGTACAGTAATTGATTATAAAAAAGATATTATGGGATCTATGTTTGAACTTATAAACCCTAACGCAAAAAGCAGTTGTGGATGTGGCGTTAGTGTAAATTTTGATATAGACAAATTAGCAATACCTGCTTAACGGAGTAAAATATGGCAAGAGAAATTATTGATATTGGTGTAGAAGGTAACGACGGTACCGGTGATAGTTTACGTGAATCGTTTCGTAAATCGAATGAAAACTTTCAGGAACTATACGCAGTATTTGGTATCGGCGGACAAATTAACTTTAGAAGTTTAAGTGATACGCCCGATGACTACACAGGACTAGCAAGCAGAGTACTTGCTGTTAATACAAGCGAAACAGGTGTTGAAGCATTAGAACTTGTATCTAATGGAGCAATTACAGGCGATCCAGCAGATGATACTATTGTGTTTAATGTTACACAAGCAGGCAAACTTTTAATACAAGCAGGTAGAACAAATGTAAAAGGTGACACTAGTCCACAACTAGGCGGACATCTTAATGCTGACGGATATGCAATTGGTAACTTAGATATATCAACAGCAAGTGCCGCGGCATTTACTAGTAAGTATGGTGGTAATTATTCAATACATGACCTAGTGCCGGATAAAGAATATACTGACCAGCGTTACGCAAAAGCAATGAACCCTGGTAAGATGGGCGGACTAAGAGATGAACCAGCAGATGCATCAGAATATACTTTAGATATTACAGGACTTGTATCAACACAAGATTTACAAGTTTTAGCACACGGACTAGACAGAGCAAGTAACGGTCAAAGTTACAAATATACATCAACAGGCTCAGCATTAACAGGTCTTGTAAAAGATCAAATTTATTACGTTAGTGTTATTGACGACAATACAATTAGTTTACATAATAGTTCTGCAGATGCTATTAACAAAACAAACGATCTTAACATTACTGGTACAGTTGTAGCAGGAGTACACAAAATTGTTGATCAAGGATTAGATACAACTCTTGCAGGATTTTATCTAGCAAACGAAGCATTACCACGTAAGAGTACTGTTCGCAGAGCAGGCGATACAATGACTGGACCTTTGTTTGCAAGCGATCATCCAGGAGGATTAGCAGGTGTAACTTCAGCAGATCCAGAAGCACTACAAGTTGCAACAAAATTATATGTTGATCAACAAGAAGGTATAAGTTCATCTAACTTATATGTTTCGCCAAACGGTGATGATAGATTTGCAACTACCAATCCAGGCAAAGCAGGTAGAAGTGCATCGTTTGCGTTTGCTTCGATAGGAGCGGCGGCACGTAGAGCAGAAGAATTACAAATTGCTTCTAAATTTGAATTAGGTAACTATGCACAAACAATTACACATTCAACAGGAGGAAGACCTTTTTCTACTCCAACTAGTGTCGGAACTGCTGATGTTAAAACTATTCCATCAGGTCGTGGAAACGTAAGATCATTATTAAATGAAAATAAAAAATTTATACAGGCTGAAACTGTTGCATATATAAATGAAACATTCCCTAATTTTGTATACGATCAAGATATATGTCAGCGTGACATCGGGTTAATGGTTGATGCAGTAGTGCTTGATGTTCTTACTGGTAACAACGCTAACTTTTTATCAAGACGAGCAGGTATTAGATATTATGCTAACGCAAGTGCAACAGCGGCAATTACAACACAAAAAACAGAAACACTTGCTGGTATTGCATTTGTAAAAGCACTTACTAATATTGTCCTTCAAAATATTAGTCCAGGCACAACATACCAATCAGTTTATACACAATATATTAATTCAGGATTTGCAACAGATGCTACAGCAAGAAATTCTGTAGATGCTAAATTTGATATTATTGTTAGTATTATCAATGATGGAAATGTGTTTGATGCGCCTGCTATTGTTGATGGTAGCACATACAAAATTACAATGGGCAACGGTAACGATAACAGTTTTGTTGATCAAGGTGATCCAGACAACACAGATATTTTGCCAGGCAAAGTTATACGTGGTAAAGAATCAGGTGCTCTAGGTAGAGTTGTTGAATATCTTAGTGAAAATTTAAATCCAACTAATCCAACTAATACAGATATTTTAGAATTACAACTACTTGAACCTGTAGAATTTATTCCAGGCGAACAACTTGAATATGCAAACACAATTAAATTTAATCAAATTAGTATTAGAATTGAGTCTGGTACGTACGAAGAACATTTTCCAATTAGATTACCTGCAAACGTATCACTAAAAGGTGATGAGTTTAGACGAGTAATTATTAAACCTAAATTAGGTCCTTCACAATCTCCATGGGCAAACGTATACTTCTATCGTGATGATAATTTTGATGGACTAACTGGTGATGCGGCAACTAGTGTAACAGGAGTAGCAGATACAAACATACCACTAAGTGGTTCACGTTATGTTAACCCATTAACAGGTAACCCAATTGGTTGGTTTGGTAAACACTACTTAACTGATCCAACTAAAGATACAAACGTAAGTAACTTTGGTATTTCAAATCCAGGTAAATTTTCACAAGCCGCAAAGATTTTAAAAAATAACATAGAATTTATAGTTGAAGAAGTTATAAGTTTTGTTAACACAACATATCCTTCGCATGTTTACAATGCAACAAAATGTAGAAGAGATACAAGACTAATTGTTAAAGGACTAGCGGCAGACTTAGTTTATGGTGGACGTGAGACTTCATTAACAAACCAAGGTATGTATTATCAAGGTGCAGTTGCTGGACAAGAAACAGAAACAGAAGCGGCAATACGTTACATTAGTACACTTGCAAATACTATTTTACAAAATAATACAGTCACAGCAACACAAGCAATTGAACCGCAAATCATTGACCCATCATTAACTGCTGAAGCAACAGCATACACAAACTTAGATGCACTTGTTGATTGTGTAGCATTTGCATTTAACGCAAGCATTAACACACCTAGAAACAATAATGAACTTGATGTGTTCTTGTGTAACGATGGAACTATTGTAAGAAACTGTTCTGTTACAGGACACGGTGGATTTATGATGGTACTTGATCCAGATGGTCAAGTTCTTACTAAGTCACCATACTGTCAAACAGGTTCGAGTTTTTCAAGATCACTAAACAGACAAGCATTTAGAGGTGGTATGTTTGTTGACGCTTTCGTTGGTAACGTACCTATGGAAGTTATTAACAAACAAACTGCTTATAAAATTGATGTGCGTTCACAAGCAGGACAAGGTTTATTTGTTAAGAAACCGCAAGTACCTGCTCCATTTTATATGGAAGGTAGACGTTTCCAAGTTAACGCAGTAAGAGATTGGGATCCTACATTAGGTACAGCAACACTTATACTTGATCCAAGTTCAAATGCTAAGTCTGGTTGGACTGGAACCATTGCAGGAAGTATTATTTTAGATAATGCAAGTTCAATTAACCCAGTTGAAATTACTGTTCAAACTGCTGGTAACAGAAGTATGCTTGGTAACGACTTTACACAGGTTAATGACTTAGGTTATGGACTAGTAGTTACAAACGGTGCGTTATCAGAAATGGTGTCGCAGTTTACTTACTATTGTTGGACAGCATATTACGCAAACAACGGTGGTGAAATTAGATCACTTAACGGTTCTAACGCATATGGTGAATATGGATTGGTTGCTAATGGTAGTGATCCAAACGAAGTTCCAGACGCAGTTACATTGCGTGATAACATGGCTAAGGTTGCTAAGACTGCAGAAGCCGCAACTATTCTAACGTTTTCAGATGTTCTAGGTATAGCAAAACTTCAAGAAGGTAGTTCAGGACCAAGTGCTGTAGGGCATAGAGTTACTCAAGCAGGGTCAGGAGCATCAGGTGAAGTTGTTTTTGAAACAGCAGGTAAAGTTCTATATTTAAAAACTGTAACAGGTACATTTAATACATCAGGTGTAGTTACAAGTGTTGATAGTGTGAACCTTGGTGTTCCGACAGATGTAAGTTCAGCAGGACTTTTACTTTCAGCGGGTCAATTAAGTGTTCATGTATATGACTTTGAATCATTACCGCAAAACAGAGGTGAAATTAATATTTTGCACACAAACGGAAACTACGGAAGATATGAAGTAGCAAGTGTTGCAAAAGTAAAAGATTTTAGAGTAGATGGACACAATGATGTTGCATATACAGCAGTAGGATCTGGTACTGGTGCTAAATTTGATGTGCAGAAAACAAGAAAAAGTGGCGGAACATATGTTGCACACGTTATTTCAGCAGGTACAGGATATACAGTAGGCAATACATTTGTTGTAGACGGTACAAAATTAGATGGTGTTACAAGTACAAACGATTGTACAATTTCAGTTGCTACAGTTGATGGCGATGGTAAAATTTTAACTGTAACGGCTTCAGGTACAGTTAATATTTTATTAGACACTCCAATTTATGATGGACAGGTTTATAAACTAAACTTTAGTACTGCAACAGCAGGATTTAGTAACGACGGATTAATTGAAGGACTTGAACAAAATCATTTTGTATCATACAGACATAACCAAGTTGTTATTGTTGATAATGTATTAGATACACAAAGACTTACAATTAGACCAAGTACAGCGTTTGAATTTGATGAACGTCCAGGCTATACATACAGAACAACAGAATTTACAACTACAGAAACTACAGGTGAAAATTTACCAAGTGATGAAATCTTAATGGGATTTGATGCTACTTACGATTACGTTAGAGTTATTGTAGATACTAATCATACAAGTGATACACCAACAGTAGGCTTTGGAGGTACAACACTAGGTGCAACCAAAGGTGACGTAGGTATTGCTATTGCAGAACTTACAGAAGTTTCAGACATTGCAAGACTACGTAGAGGTGAAATGATCTTTACATGGGAAGGTAAAGCACACAAAGTTGTCGACTACTTAGACTTTGTTGGGTATGCTGTAATTAAAATTGAAGATATAACTGATGCTACAAACCCAAGTGGTAAACTTGATCATAACTTAACAAACAATGCAACAGGATTACATGCTCCAGTTGTACTAAGTGGTGGACAAGCAAATACAATTAGAATCGGTCTACCGAAAGGTGCTCCAGGTGATATTACAATTAATATTTCACTTACAAGAGCAACAGGACATGACTTCTTAGACATTGGTACAGGATCATACAACACTAGTAACTATCCAAACGTACTACTAGGTGCACCAAGACAACCAAATCAATCATACGAAGTACAAGAGCGTTCCAAAGGTAGAGTATTCTATGTTTCAACAGACCAAGATGGTTTCTTCCGAGTAGGTAGATTCTTTACAGTTGACCAAGGTACTGGTACAGTTACATTTGCAGGAAGTATTGCTTTAAGTAACTTGGACGGTATTGGATTTAAACGTGGTGTTGTTGTTAGTGAATTTAGTACTGACGATGGTATGACACAAAATGGATCAGATATTGTTCCAACACAAAACGCAGTACGTGGATATGTAAACAGACGTTTAGGTTGGGATCATAACGGTCTACCAGTTAACAATGTAATCGGTGGCGGTGCAGTTGCAAGAGATGGCTCAATCGGAATGTCAGGTAACTTGAATTTGTCAAGTAACAGAATTATTAACGTTGAAGCACCAGCACAAGATTCAGATGCAGTAAACAAAGCATATGTTGATAATGTTGTAGAACAGTATAATACCTTAGATGGTATGCGAGATCTTAGTCTTGAGAAAAATCCTGGTAGTGCTGAATCAGATGCAAACTACTACAGAGATCAATTAATGCACAGAACAGGTAAAAGAATTGTATTCTTTGACAGTGCTACTATCCAAGACGGTCCTTTAGTAACAGGCGGAAAAATTATACAAGGCTCAAACGTTGGTGAAATTGAAGATATCGAATCAAGAACAGATGGTGTTCTTGGTGCAGTGCAAAGAGTTGTTTATAGAGAAGTAGCAGGAACATTAACACAAGCAGATGCATCTACAGTGCTATCTTATAAAAATCCAACAGGAGTAGTATACTCAGGAGCATCAGGTGTTGACGCTGGTTTTAATATAGGTAAAGGAACTACATACACTGCTTATACATTTAATGCAGGTACTGGATATGCAAATGGTGAAACATTTACAATACCAGGAGATCAATTAGGCACAGGAGTAACTCCGGCTAACGATGCATTAATTACAATTACATCAGTTGCTGGAAACGGAGCAATTTTAGCATTTACTGTTTCTGGAAACACAGGCCTAGCAACAGATGCAATAGGTACAATAGTAAGTGGACCACATCATGAAACTGCAAACGCTACATATGATACCAGCAGTCAAATTGAATGGGTAGGTACAAGATTCTCTTCAGAATATAGAGTTACATATAATATTAAAGACAACAGTATTTTAAATGCTGATGTTAATCCAGCGGCGGCGATTGCACAAAGCAAACTTGCTATGCAAGCGGCTACTACAAGAGCAAACGCAACAGGTATTGCACAAGTAGACTTAGGACTAGCGGCATTTGATGATAGTGACTTTACAGTAACAGATGGTTGGGTAACATTAAAAACAGGTAGTGTTGATTTAGCAGACATTGAAGAAATTCCAAATAACACTGCACTCACAAACATTAGTGGTGCAACAGCAAGTCCAACTGCACAAACAATTACCACAACTGGTGGCAATGATAGTATTGTAATGACCAAGTCCGATGGTATGATTAGAACAACTGGTTTAATCATTGGTGCGGCAGATACTAACGTAATTTTACAACCTAAGTCAGGTGCGGCAACAACAATTGAAATGCTTACACCTGGTGGCGCACAAATATTTGAAGCAACAGGTACAAGTGCTATTACAGCAGAGTATGCGGCAAGTATTGATATTGATGGCTCAGGTGCAGATACTCAAAGCACACTTCAATCAAACTCAACATTTGCAAACAAAGGTCGTTTAAGTTCAGCATGGATTAAAACAAACTTTCTTGAAGCAACAAACGATGCAGGCACAGGTATTGCGATAGGTACTGGTACAGGTAAAACAGCATCAGGAGAAGTTGCTATTGTTTCAGGAGGTTCAACAGTACCATTTAAGTTTAGTTCAACTGGTGTTTTACCAGATGTTAATAATACATATAACATTGGTAGTTCAACATTAAAATATAATACAGTATATGCAACAGTATTTGACGGCACGGCAACAAAAGCAAGGTACGCAGACTTAGCAGAAAACTATTCAGCAGACGCAGAACACGAACCAGGTACAGTTATTGTACTAGGTGGTGCAAAAGAAATTACAACAACAGCAACTAAAGGCGATTCAAGAGTAATTGGTGTTGTTAGTAACAAACCAGCATACTTAATGAACAGTGAACTACAAGGTGAGTTTGTTACTCCAGTTGCATTAACTGGTAGAGTACCGTGTAAAGTAATTGGCAAAGTACAGCCGGGAGATATTTTAGTGTCAAGTGCTATTGCAGGGTACGCAATAGTTGACAACAATCCAACTGTTGGTACAGTAATTGGTAAAGCATTGCAAGCCAAAGACAGTACAGACAAAGGTACAATTGAAATCGTAGTAGGGAAAGTGTAATGGCAAAACAAGTAGTTAACCTAGGTACAAGTGCTAACAAAGGTGATGGTGATCCATTACGTACAGCATTTGATAAAGTAAATGATAACTTTGACGAATTATATCTTGATTTAAAACAAGTTAAGTCAGCACAAACAGGAGGCGGCACACTTATTGTTGATACTATTGGTAGTGTACATGCAACAGACAGTACATTGCTTGTTGACGGCAACAATGGTAAAATTACAGGACCACTTGCAAGTACAACTTGGGACGTTGTTGATAACAACATTGATATTACAACTACAAACACAGGTGTAAATGCAAACATCACTCTCGAAGCACAAGGTCTTGTTACACTACAGGAAAGTGCGGCAGAAGATTATGTGCAAGTTAGTTCAAACGGAGTTGTACTTTATTCTAATTCAGATATTGCACTAAGAACATCAGGACAAGACATACACATTGGTTATGATACAAACAGTGGTAATGTTGAAATGGGCCACAATAGTTCACGTGTAAACATTAACGGTACACTAAACGTAAACGCATTTGAAAAAATTATTCCACCAAGTTATACAACAGCAGGACGAGCAGGATTTACAACAGAAGGTTTTATGGTTGTAAACACAACGCTAGGACATTTAGAAGCATATGTAAATGGTGCATTTAGAAAAATGACACTACAAGATGTAGGAGAACTTACAGACACAGGCGGAGTTATACCAGCAGATTTATCTGACTTAACAGATACAACTAGTTTAATTAAAACAGACGTATCACAACTTACAGATAACGCAAACGCTATTCCAGCAAGTATAGGAGATTTAGTAGCAGGAGGAAACTTAGGAGATGTGCTTGCTAAATCAGCAACAGGTTATGCTTTTGTTGCACCAGTTGTAGAAACACTAACCTTAGCCACTTTAAAAACAGAAGTTGCTAATAGCACAGACTTTGCAGACTTCAAAACACGTATAGCCGCACTTTAAAGGATTTAGTTGATGGAAAAAGAATACATTGTAACACTAAGACAAGGTGTAGATCCAAATGCTTTTAGACAAGATATGGTTGCTGATAATATGCTTCCATATGTGCCGACCAAGGCAGTTACAGTTGCTAATGAAAGACCAGGATCAACACGTAACACACATTATTTACTAACTGACGAAGAAGCAGTTGAATTACAAAATGATGAACGTGTTGAAGCAGTTGAACTAAGACCAGACTTACGTGACGATATTGGTATTGAAAGATTTGCAACACAAACAGGTAATTTTAATAAATCTACTGCAACCACTGGTGATAATGTAAACTGGGGATTACGTAGAATGAGTGCGTTATCCAATCCTTATAATTCAAGTGGAGCAGTTGTTGGCGGATATACACATACGCTTACAGGTACAGGTGTTGATTTTATTGTACAAGATTCAGGAATACAAGCAGATCATCCAGAGTTTCAAGATTCATTTGGTAACAGCAGAGTACAAGAAATTGATTGGTACCAAGCACAGTCAGTAGTGAGTGGAACATTACCACCAGGATTTTATACAGACTATGATGGACATGGTACTCACTGTGCAGGTATTGCCGCAGGAAAAACATATGGCTGGGCAAAGAATTCAAAAATTTATTCAATCAAAATTGGAGGACTGCAAGGTTCAACTGATCCAAACAATGGTATGCCTATTAGTGATATCTTTGATGTTGTTAAAGAATGGCATAAAGCAAAGACTCCGGATGTATTAACAGGAGTTAAACGTCCAACTGTTATTAATATGAGTTGGGGATACTTTAGTAGATATCTTGCTGTGACAGGTGGTAACTATAGAGGAACATCTTGGACTGGTAATGCTAAACTTACTGCCTATGGAATGACAGGTGCGTTTGATGGGACTGGTTATAGACATCCTGCAAGAGTAGCATCAGTAGATGCAGACATAGAAGAATTAATTGAAGCAGGTGTAACAGTATGTATTGCGGCTGGAAATAATTATCATAAAATTGCTACAGCAAGCGATCCAGATTATAACAACTATTACACAAACAGTTTCGGACAAACAAAATATTACCACAGAGGTTCATCTCCTTATTCAACAAACGCGATTATGGTAGGTAATATTGATCAAGCACTAGATGCACAAGGTGATGAGCAAATAGCACAAAGTTCTGAAAAAGGTCCTGGAGTTGATGTGTATGCACCAGGAACAAATATTTTCAGTTCAACAAGTACAACAAATAGATTTACAGACGGACAGTATTTAGATACTGCATATAGAATTGCTAACATAAGTGGAACATCTATGGCATCGCCTCAGATTGCAGGACTGATTGCAACCTACGGAGAGATACAACCTAGTTCAACTCCTGCACAACAAAAAGCATGGGTAACAACAAATGCCAAAGAACAACTTGATGAAAATGGTAACACTGGATCCGATTATACAAATTATAGAAGTTTAATGGGTGGTACAAATGCATACGCACATCAACCATATAACAGTGCAGATGTTTTGACTATTGCTGGTGACGAAACTATTGTAGCATCACAAGGAGCAATAGAAGCAACTTATGCAATAACAGCAAGTGCATCAAGTGTAGACGAAGGCGGAAGTTTTACAGTTACATTAACCACAACAGGTCTTGTAAACGGAACTATTGTTCCATATACTATTACAGGCGTAGCATCATCAGATATAGACGATGCAAGTTTAACTGGTAATTTTATTATTGGAACTTCACAAGTCTTAACAGTCAACGTAACCGAAGACAATTTCTTTGACGATGGAAACGAAACATTTTTGTTAAGCCTTAATGAAGTAGCAGGTAAGAGTGTAAGTGTTACAATTAACGATACAAGTAAACCAGATCCAGTATATTCAATTACTAGTTCAAGAGATAGTGTAGGAGAAGGTGAAACATTTGTAATCACACTTACTGCAACAAACGTTTTATCAGGCACATCAATTCCATATACAATTACAGGAGTTTCGAGTGCAGATATTTCCGACGAGCCACTTACTGGAACACTAACTGTAGGTAGCGATGTGGAAAGAACATATGTAGTTACAGCAGATGGATTATTAGAAGGTAATGAAGATTTTGTTTTTACAGCAACAGGTACAGGTCAAAGTATTACTGTTCAAATTAATGATACAAGTAATTCTCCAATAACATATAACTTAGTTGCATCATCAGGTTCAGTTAACGAAGGGTCTGCTTTTTATATTGATTTAGTTGTTGAAAATGGTATTCCTGGAGTTACATTACCATATACAATTACAGGAATCAGTTCAACAGATTTAAGCACAGGAACATTAACTGGAAATTTTGTTACAGGAACTACAACAAGAGCAAGTTTTGTAGTAGCAGAAGATTTTACTACAGAAGGTGCAGAAACATTTGTAATGTCATTAACATCAGTTGCTGGTGTAACTGCATCAGTTACTTTTAACGATACAAGTACAACATTAGTTGCAGGTGATCAAGTTGTTTCAACAACAGGTTCGGGATCATTTATTGTTCCTGCTAACGTTTCAAGTGTAAGTATTATGGCCATTGGCGGTGGTGCTGGTTCGGGAACAACAGCGGCATTAGGTGCAGGTCAAATCACAGGCGGTGGTGGTGCTGGAGCACTTGGGATTATTAACAACCTAGCAGTAACGCCAGGACAAACTATAACTTACACAGTAGGTGAAGGTGGTGCTGGTAATAACAATGGACAAGATACTGTAGTATCATATGGTGGATTAAATTATACAGCAGGTGGCGGAAAAGCAAGTCCGGCTGTAGCAATGAATACATTAAGTAATACAACCTATGAACGTAAAATTGGCGGTGATGGCGGAACAACATCAGGTGCATGGACTATTAGTAGAGCAGGCGGTAAAGGTGGAGATTCATATAGACACAATAACGGAGAAGCAGTTGTAGGTGGCGGTGGCGGTGGTGCTGGTGCTGGTGCAGTTGGCGGATCTGGTTATCCAAACAATCAAGTGTTGAGTGGACCTAATAAATCAACGTCTCCATATAATTGGACTAGTGCAACAAGTGGTACTGTAAGATTAATGGAATCACTTTACACAACAGAAATACGATTAACCTTAGAAGTAGTTAATTTAACATTTGGAACTGAGTTTGCTTATTATTTAAGAAATCAAATTGATTCAGTATTAAATGCTTCAAACGGTTGGGCAAACCATGATGCATATTATATGATTTTAAGAAACGGTGTAGATGGTACACCTAGAATGGTTTACAAAAATCTTGCAAAAGATTTTGATTCAGTTACATCATTGACTGTTGGTGGTGGTATTGGTGCTAACAATGCTCAATATAGTTTTGCTGGCACAGGTGCAGGAGTTGCTATAGAATCAACAACATCATATGGTGGTATAACTTATACTAGAAACACTGGATATAATGCGGCAGAACTTATATCTATTTTAGAATTTAGAGGTGGAGTTGCTACAGATGCAACAGATTTAAACACAACACAACTAGCAAAAATAAACTTATTCCAAGAAGGTAATAGTGCTGTACTTCCACAACAAACAGCAGGCACAGGTGGTGGACATGGTTATGTGCAAGATTGGCAAAGTGGTACTGGCATTACTTATGGCGCTCAAGGAGGCGGTACAACTTTAACTAGAGAGATGACTGCACTAAGAGGCGGACATGCTTCAACTACAGTACCAACACTAACAATAAGCGGAGCAGGAACTGTTACCACAGGAGTAGCAGGGCAAAAGGGTAATAGTGCTGACACAGTTACTCCAGCAGTAGTAAGTCACGAATGTGGTGGTGGTGCTGGTGGTGTGCTTGTAATGGGACTTGCAACATCTGGTAATACTACAAGAGCAGAATCAGGACAAGATGGCGGAATATGGATTATGTATCCTGGAAGTAGAGATAAATTTGAACCGCCAATATACGCTCTTACAAGTAATAAAACCTCAGCAAACGAAGGCAGTACATTTACAGTCACAGTAACTAATAACCTTAGTACAACAGATCCACAAGTTTTAATACCATATGAAATTACAGGTGTTAGTTCAAGTGATATTGATATGTCTGGACTAGTAACAACATATGGAAATATTAGAGGATCATTTACACAAATTGCAAATAGTAAATTGTTTAGTGTTACAGCAGACGATACATTTGATGGAGCAGAAACGTTTAATCTTAAACTAATTGAAGACCTTACAGCAACTACACAAGTTGATGACGATCACTATCTTCCATTTATGTCTGACAATGCACAAAATAAAGTAGTTACAATTAATGATAGTAGTGACGGAACACAAGAATCATACAGTGGTTCAGTAGTTAATAGTGGAGCAAGTGGCTATGTGTGGAATACAGGAAGTGATAGAAACGGAACAATTAGTGGAGCAAATCCAGGAGTAGTTTACGATAGAGGCGATACTATTAATTGGACTATTAATGCTTCAGGACATCCTTTTTATATTAAAGATGTACAAGGTAGTGGAACACTTAACCAAACAAATGCTGTAACAAATCAAGGAACAGTAAACAGTATCATAAGTTACTCGCCTACAGTTGGTGGACGTAAATATTACCAATGTAGTATTCACAATGATATGCATGGTGAAATTTATATTGCTGACAAACATTGGGCAACAACGCATTACGGTGAAACTTCAGCACGTACTGCAAATACAACTTTTCAATATGTAGCACATGCAGGAAGTGGCGATTCAGTTGTTATTGAACAAATTGATAGCGGTGTTAATAAATCATGTGCATTAATAAAATACACCGATAGAGGATCTCCGATTTGGAGACGTTCACTAAGTTCAAACTACATAGCATCAAGTGCTATTATAGACAGTGGAGAAAATGTGTATGTTGGTTATAGCGGTTCTTGGAATTGGGAAACAAATACTCCAAGTGCAGATTATCCAAGTGATGCATATATTACAAAATTAGATCCAGCAGGCACAGTATTGTGGCAACGTAGTTATTCAGACACAGACGGAAATGCTCTTGCAATTAAAGCAATGGCTTTTACTAGTGATGGAAATATTATTGCAGTAGGTGCAAATTATTTACAAAATTTAGATAGCGGAGTATGGGTTTTAAAAGTTGACATAACAAACGGAGATGTATTAGTTGTAAGAAAAGCAAGTCCAACTGCGAAGAAAAGTGAAGCACAAGATGTTGCAGTAGACTCTTCAGGAAATGTATATGTTTACGGAACTGAAATTAAATCAGACGGTACTGAAACAGCAGTAAGATTATGGAAGTATTCTAGCACATTCACATTACAATGGAATAGAGGTTGGTATGTGCCAAGTGCTACAGGTACAGGATTTGAACCTGCTGGCGTAACAGTTGACCAAAACGATAATCCAATAATAGGTCTAGGATATGTTGCTAGTCCACAATCAGGATATGAACAATCGCATATATTAAAACTTAATCCAACAACTGGTATTATTGCAACTGACTGGGTATTAAATGACATAGGCGAAGCAACTATTGAAACAGATTACAGAGAAACTAAACCAAAATTACGAGATGTTGAATTTGATACTGTAAATAATCTAATTTTTGCTGTTGGTGAACAAAATAAAGATAACACTAATTCAAACAAACGAGGCATAGTGCTTTCATTTAGTGACGGTTTAGGTATATCTAAATTTAGAAATTTACATACAAGTGCTAGTGCTAGTTTGAATGTAGGCATTCACAAATGTAGTTTAGATAATACATTAGATCCAAACACCAGACTTTGGGTAAGTGGATATGGTGTTTCAAGTAAGAAGACAAGTTTAGGTAGAGTAGGTGGATTAATTGCTTGTGTTCCTATTAATGAATCTGATACTAATACGAATACATTGACTGTAGAAGATTGGTCATACGAAGTTCACGGAACAATAAGTGTAGACGCCAACTCACCATTACAAACACACGATACAGCAATGGTTGTTGATGATAGCACAGCAACAGCAGGTGGACTAGTAAACGGTACAACAAGCACAAGCACAGCAAATTTTGTTGAATATAAAATGGTACTTGATGTTGGTGTTAATGCAGAGCCGGAAATACAAACTCCAACTTATACATTAACTTCTAGTGCATCTTCAATTAATGAAGGACAAAGTTTTTCAATTACATTAGATACAACAAATGTAGCCAATGGTACAAACGTTCCATATACAATTACTGGAGTTTCAAGTGCAGACATTGATAGTGCATCTTTAACAGGCATTTTTACAGTGCTTAATAATAGTGCATCAGTTACATTTAATGTAACAGCAGATAACTTAACAGATTAGAGGGAATCAACAACAGTGGCAAACGAAACTTTTACATTAACTTTAGATGATTATCCGAGTATAAGTGCAAGTATTTCAATAGTAGATACAAGTCAGACACCTGCGGCTGGAGAACAAATACTTACATCCAACGGATCATTTGTTGTTCCAGCAAACGTTAATACCTTGAGTATATCCATGGTAGGTGGCGGTGGTGGAGGAATGTGTGGACAATATTCATCAGGCTCAGGAAGAGGCGGTGGAGGCGGAGCATATTACGGAATAACTGATTTAACTGTACAGGCTGGTGATGTATTTACAGTACAAGTTGGCGGAGCAGGACAAGCAGGGTCTTGTAGTACAAATTCTCCGTTCGAAACAGTAAACGGTGCAAGTCAAAAATATCCACAAGCAGGAACTATTACTAATTCTACTAGCGGAGGAAACACTCAAATTACATGGACTAGAAGCGGAACCGATTTAGGCACTGCACTTTGTGGCGGTGGAGCAAGTGGATACAATAACGGCGGTGGCGGCAGTAGCAGTATAGACACAGTGTTTGTTGATAATAGTGTAAGTTATGTTGGAACAGGTTCAGTACTTCGTGCAAGTTCATCTGCTCCTTCTTCTACCAAAGCAAGTGGTGGCGGTGGTGGAGGCGGCTATGGCGGTAAAGGTGGCCAAGGTATAGGTGATTTTCACAGAAGCACAGGCGGATATAATTATTATAAAGCACAGCATGGAGGCAACGGCGGAGGCATGCGTTTATATGGCGGTACTAACGTGGGTAGTACTGGCACAGATGCTCCAGCGTTAGGTTTTAGTAATTACAACTATAGTGGTGCAGGAGACGGCGGTGATGGTGGAACAGCAACAGGATCAGCGTTTGGTTACGGTGGAGGCGGCGGTGCCGGCGGACAAATCAGAAATCAAACTATATATTCTTACGGTGCTCAATATACATATCGTTGGTTTTTAGCAGGTGCCGGAGAAAATGGTGGCGGTGGTGCAGTACGTTTTGCATACGGTGGATAGTAATAAATACAATATAAGGAAACTATTATGACAATACAAAACATTAACATAGGTAATATTGCTAACGACGGAACAGGTGATGATCTAAGAGAAGCATTTCGCAAAGTTAACGAAAACTTTGATGAACTAGATTTACGTTCTCCAGAATCAACAACAGCCGCTGGTATAGGAACTGGCGTTGCTGTATTCGCAGGCAAAGTCGGCGATCAATTAACATTTAAAAACTTTACAGCAGGTACAGGAATGTCTGTTACCGCAGTTGCAGGAAACGACATACAAATTAGCACAGATCTACAGGGCATGTTAGTAGTCACTGACGGTGGTAGTCTGAATGTAGACGATGGTGAAACACTACGTATTATAGGTGGTGCAGGTATTACAACTAGCATGTCTGGTAACAATCTAGTAATTACTGACACATCAAGTCAAGGTAGTGAAGTGTTTAGTACACAACTTGAATTCGGAGATATTGTTCCAAACATTCAAAGTCATGCAGAATTTTTACAATTAAATTTTGATCTTGATTACGGCACAATAACTGCACCGGTTACATTCGGTAGTGATATGGGGACTATATTATAATATGTCTAATTGGACACAAGCATCTGGAACAACTTTAGTTACGACTAATGAAGAAGAAACTATTTCCGTAGGATTACCTCTTACTTCAGGTATAAGTCCAACTATATCTATTATAGCAGGTTCGTTACCTCCTGGTCTTAGAATATTTCAAAATAACATTATTGGCACTCCAAAACAAGTTGAGCGTGAAAGTACATTTACTTTTGTATTACGTGCAACAGTTAATAATGTAATTGACGATAGAACATTTAAAATTGTAGTTAAAGGACCTGATGATCCTTTATGGAAAACTAAAGAAGGAAGATTGTCAGTAGGTAATTCTCCTATTAACAATAGATTTTTTATTTTAGATAATGAGATAATTGACTTTCAATTAGTAGCAACAGACGTTGATTTACCGGAAGGCAAAAGTTTAGAGTTTTGGATTGATAAGGGTGACGGTGAATTACCACCAGGAATAAGCATGAGTAAAACTGGTAAACTATCTGGTGTTGTTGAACCTTTACTTGCATTAGATAAAAGATCAAAACTAGGACAATATGATACAACAAACTACGATATGTACTTACATGACTTTTCAAACAAAAGTAGTTTATTTTATCAAGGGCAACTTATAAACAATTATGTATACAATCCACCAAAAAAATTAAACAGACATTATGATTTTAAAGTTAGTGTAAGTGACGGACTTGCAGTTGTAAAAAGAAATTTCACTATATTTGTTGTAGGCGAAGACTTCCTACGTGCGGATAACATTGTTGTACAAGTTGCAACAGGAGTGTTTACTGCTGATAACACTTATATAAGAACACCAATTTGGATTACTCCAGGCGACTTTGGATTCCGTAGAGCAAACAACTATATTACATTATTCTTAGAAGTACTAAAAAACGAAAATCAAGAAGGTGCAATAAATTACAGATTAATGCCAACTAATGATGATGGTACAACTAGTAAAGTTCCAGTTGGAATGGCAATTGATGTAAACACTGGAGAAATAGCAGGAAGAGTTGCATACCAACCAGCAATTACAACACAGTACAAATTTACAGTAAGAGCAGAACTTTTACTTAGACAAGATAATAAACTCATTGTTGCTACATTCAAAGATAAAACATTCACAGTACAATTATTAGGTGATGTGGATAGTAGCATTGCATGGACTAGTAAAACAAAATTAGGAACTATACCTGCAAATCAAATAAGTGTATTTAAAGTTCAAGGTACTACTACTGTACCTGATGCTCCTTTATTCTATAGACTAGTCAGTGGACGTTTGCCTCCAGGACTTACACTTGAATACAATGGAGAAATTACAGGCACAGTTAGACAATTTGGTCAAATAACGCCTACAGTAATTACAGGTCTTACATTCTTTGATAATGATGATATGACATTTGATAATGATACTACAAGTATTGATAGAATCTATAAATTTGTTGTTGAAGCACAAGATAGGTTTGGATTTAGTGCAGTCACAAAAGAGTTTAGTATTGAAGTAATTGATGATGACGATACACAATATAGTAACTTGTATATGAAACCATTTTTAAAAGAATCTAAACGATCAGAGTATCAAGCATTTATAAGTGATCCTGCAAACTTTCCACCAACAAGTATATATAGACCAAATGATCCAAATTTTGGAATACAACGTGATATTAAAATTTTAGCATATGCAGGTATTGAAACAAAAACTATAAACGACTTTGCTATAGCAAGTCAAAAATGGCATAGAAAACGCAGATTTAATCTTGGTGCTCTTAAAAGTGCAGTAGCAAAAACACCAGGTACACAAGAAGTAGTATATGAAGTTGTATATGTAGAACTCATTGATCCAGCAAAAGCAAAAGTAGGCGAAACAAAAAAGTCATTTGTACAACAAGGTTCAATGCAACTAAAAGCAGACTTAGCACAGCGAAGTAATCATAAACAAGGAACTCCAACATTACTTGATGGATCTAGTGTCAATAGAAATACTGAACAGTATAAATTTATGACTGACGATACACAATTAGATTTAGGTGATACTGTAAACACAATAGCAACAAATGAAACACTAACAGCAACAGCAAACACAGATTCAGACCCGTTTGTATTTGGTGAAGATAATGTTGTAAAAGCAGATAGTGATGCTGTATTAGCAAGTGGGGGTCAAGGTAAAAAATATATTAGTAATATAACTAATATGCAAGATAGTATAAAAGCATTAGGGCGTACAGAATACGACTTTTTACCATTATGGATGCGTACTCCACAAGTTGCTGGAGAACAAGAAACAGGCTTTACACTAGCAATACCTTTATGTTACTGTAAGCCAGGTACAAGTGACGAAATAATGATTAACTTAAGAAATAGAACATACGATTTCAAAGATTTAGACATAGAAATTGACAGATATATAGTAGATAGTGTTGTAGGTAACTCAAACGATCAATATATTGTGTTCGGAAAATATAATTATAATGCGTAACACTGATAAATATGTGTAGGAGAATAAGATATGGCCATTACAACAAGCAGTTCTAATATTGGAACAATTAATGCAGATTATCCTGTTGCAGGACAAGATAACGACTCGCAAGGTTTTAGAGATAATTTCACTAAAATTAAAGCAGAACTAACAAATACCCATGCTGACTTAACAGCATTAGATACAAATACAGTAAAGAATAATGATGCTGAAACTGACATGCAAGGAAACACTATTAAGAATGTAACATTTCTTAGAGGTACAAGCAAGTTTTACAGTGGTGGTGTATTAAGTAGTGCAGGTGTTAGACCAGTAAGTTTTGAAATAGCAACATATCATTCTTATACAATTAATAGTACAGGTATTACATTAGAACTTGCAGATTGGCCAGCAAGTGGTAAGTATGCTGAAGTATGGTTAGAACTACGCGGACGTGGGCAAGCAGACACTGTAACATTTTCTACAGCAAATAGTGGTTCAATCAAGGTAGCAACAGGATTTGCACATCCAGCAACTATTGACGATAATGTACATCCATATATCTATAGATTTTGGACAATTGACGGCGGGCAAACAGTCTACGGAGAATATTTAGGTGAGTTCGATACCGTCCTTTAATCCATTAGTACAAAGTTTTGACGAATTATCTGATAACGAATTAGAAGAAAAAATTCTTACTCTAAATAAAAAATTCTGGATGACACAAAATCCACAAGTCAAAGAACAAATTACAGCCATCCTTGACATGTATAAAGCAGAGATGGAAGGCCGTAGAGCCAAACCAAAAATAAAAAGCCAAGATGGCGATAATTCACTTGACAATCTGATTAATATCAGTTAAAATACTTGTATGATTATGAAAACAGACGAACTAGGTATTCCACGATTCTCTAATAAAGATCTTATTGATATGATCTATACAGGTCATGCTGATAAGTGCCATGTAGTTCTCTGTGATGCAGACGACGATATAGACAAGTTCAATGTCGCTATGGAAGAACAAGGCTTTGATAAACTACAAAAATATATTCCATTAGATGTAGATCAACAAACTTTTGACGGTGTATGTCAAAGTGAATGGTTTATGCCTGATGAATACAAAGACATCAATGTATATGAATATGTACTAGGCAAAGCAAAAACACCC